GATGACGACGACGACGACGAGGCCAGAACGGGAACAAAACTGCCCTAACCTTTTCGTTTTTCCGTCTGATGCTTAAATTCGGCCAATGATTTCAATAGGATAGAAATCCTTGGTGGGCGATGTAGATGTGGACTTTAGTATATATTTCAATTATTTAGATGCCCTAACCTAGTCAAACACCCCCATTGAAAACGCTTGGCTATATCAAGCGCCGCCCGCACCTATCTGCACCGCTTCTTCGCGTTGTCCCACTCGCCGCCGCGGCGCACGCAGTCGGCCATCTGTCGCTCGACCTCTGCCGTGTTGCGGCGCGTGACGTAGGCGGCGATATAGGGCCAAGCCTTCGTCAGCAGCACGCCGCCCAGGCCGAGCCAGAACGTCGGCCGCTGGGCGACGAGGAAGCCGCCCGCGCCGATCCCCAGAAGGAGCACGACGAGGGCGGCGATTTCCAGCCAGCTCATGCCTTCGGCGTGTTCGGCACCATGTAGGTGACGGCGGCCGTCAGCACCGCGCCGAGCACGGCGGAGACGGCGTCGATCAGCGTGGGGCTGGCCCAGCCGGTCGAGATGCCGAAAACGCCGACCAGGGCGATCAGGCTGGTGATGAATGCGGCGACAGCCTTGTGTGCGGTCATATTAGTCTCCTACTTTTTGCCTGGGTGTGTGGCCCACGGCAGTTGAAAATGCGGTCCGTCCTTGAACTTCCAGTCGCCGCCCCACTCGATCGGCACTTTCTCGGCCTTGGCGGCAGATTTCACCGCCGTCGCCAGCGGGCCGCTATACAGACCCCAGTCCCAGCGGGGCACGCCCTTGATGGTCATGGCGAAATCGACGGCGTGGCTGTAGCCATTGGCGGCAGGGATGTGGCGCGAGCGCAGCGTTCTGCTGGCGCCCTTGGCCTTGAGCACCTTCTGCTCCTCAAGGGTTCGCGTGCCGCAGGTGATGATCCAGCCCGTCTCCGGGTCTTTCCAATCCTTAGCCGTGCGACGCACGACGCGGACGAGGTCCGGGTGGACGCCTTTCAGCTTCTTCTCGGAGGACGGCGGCAGGATCATGGCTTGCCCTTCTCGGGCATGCCGCGCTGCAGCAATTCCTTTATCTCGGTCAGGTCGTCGCGGATGTAGTTGAACTTTTCCTCGAGCACGGTGATGCGCCGCTCGTAAGCCTGCTGCGCGTCGTCGCTCTCCTCGAGGTTCGTGATGCGGCCCTCGTAGTTCTCGAATTTCGCCGAGCCCCACGACGTGATGACGATCGTCTGCACCAGCAGGGCGAGGATCAAGCCCAGCGGCACCTTCTTGTCGAGGTGCCAAGCGTTTTCGTCTCGGGTCATGATTACCTCACTGCTCGCTCGATCGGGTTGCTTTCGGCGCCGGCTCGTCTAGCAAGCCACGAACAGGGCTCGACGTAGTGATGCTCGACTTGCCGGCCATCTCCATGATGTAGGGAACGATGCCGAGGCCATACGTTTCGCTCAGTTGGCGCACCAAGGCGCGAGCCTCTGGGCCTTCTCGGGTAAGCATCTCGGCGATCCTGGGTATCGTGCTCGGCGACAGCGTCAATCTGTCGATGCCGCGGGCCAGGAGGTTTGCCCCGATGCCGGTGAACGACGTGCTGGCCGGATAAGCGTCGGCGATGCTCGGGTTAAGGAACTTGGATGCCTCGCTGCGCCCGGCGGTCTGTGCGCCGCGCCAGATGTCGGAGTTGTTCTGCGCGTACAGACGCTCGTCGTCCAGGCGCTTGCCGAGTGCGGCGGTCGGCGTCTCGCCGAAGAGCTCGTTCATCTTCGCGCGGTTGAAGTCGTTTTCGGCGCCCAGCTTCTTCGACAGCGCCGCGAGGTCATTAGCTTGCGTGCCCATCGAGGTCTGGATGTCGGCACGCGCGCCAGCCCTCACGTCGGCGCGCGGGATCTGCGGGATGCGCGTCTGCCGACCGGCTGCCGACCGGCTCGGCCCCTTCGTGCGGCTGAGATCGCGGGCCAGATCTTCCGGCCACACGGCTGTCTTGCCGCCATCGAGAACGCTGGCGCCATAGTCCACCGCCTCCTTGCGGGTGGCGCCCCGCTCAACTATCGCGTCGGCCTGCGAGAAGCCTGGCACCTCAGTCTTGAGAACGTCATCTATGATTGCGCGAGTGTTCCTCGCGGCCTGCTGTACGTGGGTCGGCGGCGCGGCCGTGGTCGAGGTGCGCGGGTTCCAATTCGCCGCACGGTCCATCTCCTGGCGCAAATCGTGCAGTCGGGCGATGACGCGCTGCGAGTTGCCATCCCGCAGGATCTCGGCCACCTGGTTGCTGTACCGCTGCACTTGGCCGCGCACCTGAGTCGAGCCTGAGCTGTTGAACACGTCTGTGAACATTTGGTCGATCACCGGACCATATCCACGCAGATCGGCGCCCGAGCGGTAGGCGCGTCCGTAGAGCGGGTCGGCACGGTTGCGAACATCGCGGTTGATCCTGGTCCTGAGCGTCTCCGTCGAGGAGGCAGGGCCGAGCAGCCCGTTGGCGTCTTCCTCCAAGCGCGCCGACCGTCCCAAGTCGCGCCTCGCCGTGGCACCGACGATTGTGTCCATAGGTGCTCCGCCATTGGTGGCGACACCGGCGGCCAGGCGCGTCGTGGCTGGCGAAGCATCCAGCACCATCGAAGGCCCGGTGAGGTCGTTGAGCCGACCGCCGTCAGTAGGCACGACCGACTTGAGGCGCTGCGTTGATAAGCGGCCGATGCCTTCCAGGCTCGGCAGGCTGGCGTAGTGCCCTGCGGTGCCACCAGCGAGCGCGCCGGCAAAACGAGCAACCGGCTCAAGGGCGGTTCCCTTGGTCTTTTCGCCGGCATACTCCGACGCGAGGCCTGCGCCGGTGCCCTTCACCAAATCGGAAACGCCTTCACCGACGTTTCGGGCCAGACTAGCGCCGCGCTCCAGTTTAGAGCCTGGCATGGGCACGATGAATGTGCCGACCGTCTCGGCCGCCGTTCCCGCGCCAGTCTTGGGCTTCGGGAGCTCGCCAGAGAAGTTTTCCCAAGCCTTGATGGTCGTCGCGCTGTTGGGGAGCATGCGCCCCGGGTTCAGCACGTTGCGCACGTACTTGTTGTCGGTGACGCCCATCTTGTCGAGGAGCCAGTCACCAGCGTAACCAATATCGCCACCGAGGCCTGGAGCTCCAGCCGCGCCCTTGTTGATGCCGGTGACGAGGCTGGCGATTATGTCGTCAGCATAATCGGCGACGGAGGGTCCGCTATAGTCTGGGTCGGCCTCCCACGGGCCGCGCACTTCCTCGTCGTTGTCCCAAGGCTGCTTGGCGGCCATTACTGCGCCCCTCCCTTTGTCTTCACCTTGCCGTTCGGGGCGATGTAGACCGTGCCAGGGTCGAGCCTGTTGTAGTCATCAATCGTCATCACTCTAGGCGTCCCGGGCGGGGCTTGGATCGGCCCCTGGATCTCGGCGGGGTCGCGTTGCGCGCGGCCGGGGGAGCTCACCTTGCCGTCAACCACCCTTGGCTGAACGATACCAGCGCCGCCGCTGTCGTAGCCGATTGGCATTGGCATGTTCTGGTTTTCGCTGCCCAGGGTCGGATCAAACATTGCATCAGGGATCTGGCGACCGCGACCGATGCCCACCGTCTCGATGCGCTTCTGCTCCTTGCGGCCCTTTGCGTCGTTCGCCAGGCGAGCCATCTCGCGTGCCATGTCGTTGATCATGTTTTGGGAGATTGGGCCGCCGCCTCTGATCTGCGCCTCGGCCCAGGTCAACCACTGGTCCTTGATGGCCTGCATCTGCTGGGCCATCTGCACGTCGCCCTCGCGCACGGCACCATCCGGGTCGAGCGCCTTCATGAACTGGTAGAGCGTCGTGAGTTTGGCGGCCGGGCCAAGGCTCGGATCTGTAGCCACTTGGACCGCGCGCTGCCCGGCGCCGATGATGGTGTTGTAGCTCTTGGTGGTCGCGGTGAAGTCGTCGGTGAGGGCATCGGCAGCCGAGCGATTACCCTGCAGGTTCTGCTGGGTCTGGTCCTCGTCCTTGTTGCGCGCATCAAGGCGCTGCTTCACTGCTTCCTGGTGATACTTGATGCCCGCCGAGGCGTTGCCTGCAGCTTTCGCCGCCAACATGGCCTGACGCGCCTCCGCCAAGGTCATGTTCGGGTCACCAGTCAGCTGCCGCCAATTCATCGTCAGCTGGTCAACCGGCTCCTGAACGGCAGGCATCGCAGGAACGCCGCCAGGCGCTGCGGGCACGCTGGGCTGGCTTGTCGGAGCCGGTGCGCCACCAGGCGCCGAGATGACAGAGCCCCCACCAGACGCCGGAATAACGGAACCGCCGCCAGCGGCCAGCGGAGGCGCGCCGATCGGGGTCTGGAACGCATCCACCAGAATGTCCTGCCCCGTCATGGGGTCGAACACTCTCTCCCGCTTGAACAGGATCTCGCCGGCCTTGGCGTAGTCGCCGCTCTCATAGAACCACATCGCAGCATCACGCAGCTGGCCGGGCGGCAGGCTCTTCAGGCGGTTTGCAAGCGAGACGCGCATCTGCTCGGCCTGGTCCTCCTCGCGCTGCGCTGACCGCATCTTCGCCGACATCAGCTTCTGCTGCGCGGCGTTGTAGAGGTTGTCCTGGTATCCGCCCGACATGTCGAAGCCGGACATGAGCTCGGCACGCTGGCGCGGCGTCTGCTGAACCGAGGCCGCCATGATCTGCGAGCCCAGGTTCGACAGCGACTGCATGCGCGCCTGCCGCATCTGGCCGTCGTCGAGGCCGTAGGGGTTAGCCTGCGGCTGCCCGCCCTGCGCGCCCTGCTGCGGCCACAGTCCAAACTGCTTGAGCGTGTCGAAGAAGCTCATCACATCGTTCCTTTCAGTGTGTACCGCTTGAGCGGCTGCAGCACCTGCGGCTGCAGGAACTCCTGCTCCTCCGGCGTGCTATTCTTTTTCGCGCGCTCCATGATCTTCCCGCCCAGCTTGGCGAAGTCGGCGGTGTCGAAGCCGCCCATCATCGAGGTGTCCTCGTCGAGGAGGCCAGCAACGGCGCCGGTGTCCATGCGCGCCTGCACGTCGCCGGGGCCGCTGGCGAAGCCGCCCATAGCCGCACCCATCGCGGGCGTATCGTCGGTGTTGTAGGCCGTGATCTGGGGCGCGGCAGGCTGGCCGCCGATGCCCATGAAGCCGGTGATGTCTTCTTTTGCGGCGCCCATCCACGGACCCCAGCCAGCCTGCCGCGCCTGCGCCAAAGCGAAGTCGATGCCCTCGTCCCAAGTATCGGTTTTCGCCGGGTTGAGGCCCGTCGCCGCCATGAAGTCGTTGCCCATGCCGGGGCGCTTGCCCGTGGGGTCTACGTGCAGCTGGAAGGGGCCGTAGGACGCCTCGCGCCCGTAGGGCTGCTGGATGTCGCTCTGCCAAGTGTTCGCCGCCAGCCCCTCGCTGCGGGCCACGCGCACGGCCACGTCGGGGTCGATGCCGAGCTCGGCAGCCTTCGCACGAATGTAGGCTTCCATCTGTGAGACTGAGGGGGGCGCCATCTTATGCTCCCGCGATGCCGCCGAGGAGGCCGCCGGCGAGCGCGCCCCACGGTCCCATCGAGGCGCCGGCCAGTGCGCCACCCGCGGCACCCGTCAGCCAGTTGCCGCTCGTCGGCGTCTTCTGCGTGCTCGTCGTCGGCACCTGCGTGCCGCCCAGTGCCGCCAGCATGAGGTTCAGCTGGTTCGCCGGGATGTTTGACATGGCGTCGTAGCGGCTCACGTTCTGGTTCAGCAGTTGCTGGGCCTGCTCTTGATTGATCTGCCCCGCGGCCACCGCCGACTGCAGGCCCTGCAGGTAGGCCGCCTGCCCGCCCGTGGCGAGGTTGCCCTGCGTCGTCGCCGCGTTCAGGTTCAACTCCTGGCCCCGCATGGAGCGGTCCATGTCGGACTGCATCATGGTGCCAGCCTGGCCGTAGCCCTGAGCCCGCAGCTGCGCCGACAGGTCGCCCATCTGCCGGGCATTCTCGGAAGCCGCGACACCCTCCGCCACGCCCTGGCGAGATCCGCCAAACGCATTCGCATTAATGGCGCGGTCGCCGATGGTGTTCAGGTTCTGCCGGTAGGCGTTGTCCATGTTACCGAGCGCGGCCTGCTCGACGTTCTGGATGTAGGGGTTCATGTAGGCGCCGATGTTGCCGGTCAGGAACGAGCCCGGCGTGTAGCCAGCGACGTTCGCCGCCGTCTGCCCGGCCTGCGCGTAGGCTGGATTGGTCGAGCCCATGTTGGCGCCGGTGTAGCTGACCGCCTGCTGGGTCATCGGGTCGAGGCCCGCCACCGTGTTGCCCTGGTAAGGCTTCGCAATGTTCGCGGCCGCAGCTTGCGCCTGATCCATCATGGCCTTGGCCGGCCCGGTGTACCAGGACGGCAACTCGGTCTTGTTGGTGACAGTCTGATCGCCTTGGCTCTTACCCATGGGTGAGCTCCCTTTCATAGATCACTAGCTTGTTTTCTTTCCAGCCGTGGGAGGGCAGCACACGCGCCCAGCCCTTCCGGCCTTCCATTCGCATCTTCTCGCAGCCGTGCTCGCGCCCGAAGGCCTCGAGGTCAGGCAGCAGCGACAACACCTCGTCGAGGTTGCCCACGGCCAGAAATACGTTGAGCGCCCGCGCCTGCGGGTAATTGAGCACTTCAGTCACGACCAGGCTGTCGCCTGCGTTCCACGCCTGCATGCGACCCTCGCCCACGGCACGCGCGACATCGTCGGGGCCGTGGGTTTTCCCGGCCACGTCGAGTGCGCGCATCAGGCGGCGCTGGAGCTCAGTATGGTCTAGATTTGCCATCGATCACCGCAGTGGAAATGATGCCAGCATCACTGACCGTGACGCTAAATACCGTTCCATTGGGTGACCTCAGAAGCACACGCGCCGCCGCCTCGTCTTGTGAGACAGCGGGTATGAGTGCCCGTCTGATCGTGTCCAATATTACCCCGATCGGGGAGTTAGGGTTCGGGAGGATGACGTTCATCGCTTGCCCCCCGCCGAGATCTTCATGCGCAGCCGGCCGATCGACCAGTCGCCGGCATCGTTGGCGCAGATCCTGATCCGCACGTCGCGGCCCGTGGCGCGCGTGTCAACGTAGCCGTCGCTGCGCGAGTAGTATGGTCCAAACTGACGCTCCGCCCCGTTTGGCGTCATCCGCGTGAACAGAGTGTACTTGGTCAGGTCGTAGTTGCCGCCGTTCGACGGCACCAGCTGCGTGATGTTCATCGACTGCTCGACGCCCGGCAGGTTGATCGTGCCAGACGCGATGAAGATATTGTTCGCGCAGCTGAAGGCGTCGTAGGTCCAGCCGTATTCGTGCTGGTAGAGGTGGTTGTCCGTGCCGGTCATCAGCGGGAACGCGCCAACACCGGCGCCGATCGCCGCCGTCCGCGCCAGCGTGCCCATGCTCCACCAATTCTCGGCCCAGTTCCAGACGACGTAGCGGTCGCACTCGGTTGAGCCATTGCTAGGGTAGTAGAACCAGACCTCGTCGAACTTGCCATTGATTGAGGCGTGCGAGACGCGAGGGCCGTAGAGCGGATCGATGTCGGAGAAGATGTAGTCCGTCAGCGGGCAAGCCAGCGGCTTCATTGAGCCGCCCTCGTAAATCATGAAGCCGGAGCTATCGACCCACAGGCAACGCCCATCGAACTCAGCAAAGGAGTTGGGCGAGTAGATGCTGGTCGTGCCGAGCTCGTCGAAGCCGTAGATAAACGGCAGCCCCACGTAGCGCATCAGCACGACGCGGTTCATCGACCAGATCAGCGTGCCCTCACGGACGCCCGTGCCGGTGACGAGGTTCGTCTCAACCTGGAGATCGAGGAAGCCGGCCGTGTTGGTCGTCGAGCTGAAATTGAAGTCGGTGTAGTCCTCGCGGCTCGACCAGGCGACACGGCGCGGCTGGTTGCCAGCACCGATCAGCACCGCGTGGCGTTCCGGCGTGACAACCACGGCACGGTTGCCGGTGGGCACGGCGAGATCCTGCACCGAGCCGCCGGAGGATGAGCCGTTGGAGCCAGCGTTGGCGTAGGTGAAGGTCGTCGAATTGGTGACCGTGACGCTTACCGACGAGATGTTGAACGTCGCGTCGGTCACGCCGGCGATCTTCACCAGGTCTGCCGTGGTCAGATTGTGCGGCGTCGTGGTGACGATCGTCGTCACGTTCGACGTGCGGCTGATCGTCGAGATGGCGTAGACGCCGACCACCGTCACGTCGGTCGAGGGGCTCGATGCGTCGAAATACAGAAGGCGCCCGTCGGAGCTCGCCACGCCGAGAACGTCCTCGCCCCAGTTGGCGAGGGTCCAGGCCTCGCGGCGCGGCGTCAGGTTGGAGGTGCCGGAGCGCGGCGTGCCGTAGGTGCTGGAGCCGTAGCTTGATGCGCCGTAGCCGCCGCCCGTCGAGGAGTTGAGGGCGACGAAGCCAGCCGGCGTTACGTCCACGTAGGCGCCGCTGTCGTCGGCGTAGAGGTGCTGGTCGCAGCCGATCAGCGTCATGGTAAGGGAGTTGTTCGCCTTCCACTGGTGGATCAGCCGAGCGGTGGAGCCCAGCGCCGTTGTGGTTATCTTTGACCAGCCGCCGACCGGCTCCATCACGCCGTCGCGCCAGCGGATGAGGTTGCCGTCAAACCAACGGCCCGGCGCGTCGTCAGGGTTCGCACCTCTGACTATGCCGGGCGGCAGCTGGATGGGCATGTAGGTCATCAACTACACCTTGATGATGTAGTTCAGGATGATCGTGGGCTGCACGTTATTATGTACTCCACCGCCTCCGGTAGAACTGGACAGGCCAACTGTTGCTACAGTTGCTGTTCCATTAAGGATGTAAGTAGCGTTTCCCCCAGTGCTGCTGTCTTTTAATATGTATTGGGTATTGTTGAGAGCTGGACTGTTATCAGTTATAGCCGCATTGGCCGCCAAAAAATGCTGGTGCGCTGGCATCTCGGCAGTCAACAAGGTGTGCGTCTCAATGCCACCCGTGCCGCCCAAAGTGTCGCCATCCACGCCACCAGAGAGCCCGGTCAGGCGGTTCGCAGAAGTGCCGCCCATATCGTCCTGGCCCGCAATGACACGGCCGCGGATGTCTGGGATGTTGAATGTCGTCGAGCCGTCGCCAGCCCCGTAGGTTGTGCTGAGAGCCGCGAAGAGGGTCGCGTATGTCGTGCGCGACACGGCCTGCCCGAAACAGAGCAGCCAGCCACTCGGCGCTGACGCACCAGCGTATGGAAGGATGGCGGCAGTTGGCGTAAGGAAGACGGCGTCAGCAACAGCTGCCGACCCAAGCCCCAGCGTCGTGCGCTGCGCGGCAGCGTCGGCGTCGTCAACCAGCGCGGCACCCGCGGCCGACACGGTCACGCTGCCGGCGCTGATGTCCAGCGTGCGGTCGGCGTCACCCGTCGTTACCGTCAGCGTGCGGTCGGCGGTGATGTTGGAGCCCGGCGCGATCGTCAGGCCGTGGGTGGCGTTCGTGTCCTTGATCTTCAGGCCGGTGTTGTTGAGGTAGACGGAGGTGAGGTCGGTGTTCGCGCCTGACGCCGCGGCCCCTAGGCTGGTGCGAGCACCGGCAGCCGTGCCAGAGCCGGTGCCGCCCTTGGTAACCTTCAGCACCGGGCCGGCGTCGAACAGCGCATCGATTGCGTCGAGATCCGCGTTGAGCTTCGTGCCCCAAGTGTCCGACGAGGCGCTAACCTCGGGTTTAACAAGAGCTAGATTTGTGGTGTTCGTGTCAGCCATCAGGTCACCGCATCAAAATGTTGGAACAGTTGGGGTCCAGGTTGATGCGGTTGCCCCGGCCGGGCTCCACGCGGGAGCATCGGCTGCTGCGTCGGACCATACATCAACCTGCGGCGCTTGTGAAGGCAGCCACACACGCACGAAGGCAGAAAACACAGCCACGTCGGCAGGCTCTGTGGCCGCAAGGGCGCCCGACGCCAAACGGACAGAAGAGGCGTCCGTCAGGAAATCTAGGGCGAAACCTATGCTTTCCGTGCCCAGCAACTCAGCCGACATTCACGTCTCTCCTCTACGCCGGGTGCGTGATCGCCCCGGCCGTAACCTGAAACACCTGGCCGAAGGCGATCACCGTCCCGGAGGCGATGATGTCGGCGCTGCTTTGTCCTACCGTCAGGCCTGACACGATGACCGTGCCAGCATTGTTGCGGAGCTCCGCCTTGGCCGCCGTGCCGCTGGCCGTGGCGGTCACCGTCTTCGGCAGGCCCGCGATCGTCAGCGTGTCGCCCGACACCGTGGCCGGCGTCGTCTCCAGCGGGATGGTCGCCAGAACGCCGGTTGCCCCCGACAGGTCGGCCGTGCCGATGACCAGCGAGCCTGCCGACACGCCGGTCGTCGGGATCACCGGCGCAGACGCGGACCCCAACTCGTTCAGCACAAGGTTGAGCCGGTTCGTCCTCAGACCGCTTCGGTAGACCACAGCCATCAGCGTTGCCCCCCGATCATCCGAATGTCTTTCGCCGGGCCATGAGCGCACCCTGCGGGCGCTTGTCGCGCTCGCTCTCCATCTTCATGTCGGCGATGATCCTTTCGACGGCGCCAGCCCACAGCGGGATGCGCTCGTCGTTCTGCAGGTACGCTTCGGCCTGGATGAGGGAGGCGTACAGGTAGAGATCCTGCGACCGATCCAAGAGCCAATTCGTAGCCACCGACGAGGAAAGCGCCGGGATCTTCTTGTAGTAGATGATCTCGATCGTCACGGAAGCTTCCGGCGCCGGCAGCAGCAGCATGTTGTTGTTGATGATCGTGTACATCCGCGACGTGCCGGTGAGGCCGTCGTTCCTGAGATCGTTGTATTCCTCGGGTCCGATGTAGCGCAGCGCGCTGTAGGTGTTGGTCGGGCTGGTGATCACTGCGGAGATGATCTGCAGCCAGTCGCCAGGTAGTTCGACGTAGTCGCTGGTGGCGGTCGTCACGTCCCGAGCCACCATCGCATTGACGCGGAGCTCGCGGTTGAACTTGGCCTCGGCCAGCGAGATGAAGTCAGGGATTTGCGCCGTCAGGTCTTCCCGGTTGAGGAAGCTGGCGATCGACGCCTTCAAGTTTGTGTAGGTGTCAATTGCCATTACAGCCACACCCTCGCGCGGTCATGCACGACTGCCGGATCAAACAGGCAGACGCCGTTCGGCCCCTCGTAGCCACCCGGAACGCCGGGACCGGGGATCGGCGTCCACACCATGCCGGGAATGAGGCTGAGGATGTTCGTGCGTTCAAACACGCCCAGCAGCTTGCCGTCCTCGTCGTACTGCGGGAGGACGGTCGGGTTGCCCTCTGCATCCGGCGGTCCCATCATCAGCAGTGCCACGATGGGGTCGATGGCGACGAGGTTAACGTGATGCCCTGCGATGACAACGGCAGGCGTGATGACATCGCCATCCTCGTCGAGCACGGCAGGCGTCTTGGTGATCGGGCCGATCTCGTCGATGATGACGCCCTGATGCGGGATCAGGTTGCCGTTCTCGTCGAGGGTTGCCAGCATCGAGCCGTCAGGCAGTGCTGTCGTTGTCATGCCCGTGACGAAGAGTTCGCGGGTCGAACACCATGCGAAGATTTCGATAGACATTATGCGGTCCTCGTCTGGAGTTCGGCGTTCGTCAGTCGGCGCGGAAGATAAGTGATCTGGCGAATATAACCATTCAAGCGTTCATTGATATAGAGTAAGTTAGAAGCCCCAGTAGGCGCTACAGTTACTGCGGCTGAAGTGACTGTTCCTCCGTTAACAACGCCGCCTAAAGCTGTGCTGGATTGGAATATTGCAAGTTTTTGTAACGGTGCTGAACCAGAAACTGGAGCCAAAGCTGAACTTCCGCTAATAGTGCCGCTAGTGCCGGGGGTTCCAAGTCTGGTATTAGATGACCACCCGTTAAAGTTCGATGCGGAGAACGCACGACCAGCACGGACACCATTCGTTACCATGCCTATGGCCGTGTCATAAGGTGCTTCGCCTGCCATAATTCCAGACATATTGAAAGGCCCAAAATTAAAGACAAGCGTTCCTTCAGTCGCTGAGTACGGGAACGCTTGCGTGTTTACGCTGGCAACATCAGCATCGCGGGTGGCAGTCGCAGCCCCGGTCGGGATGTAGCTGGTGGCGAAGGAGCCTGCTTCGACTTGAGCGCCCCAGAGAAGCACACCATTTCCGGTAACGCCTGTGTAGCTAATCGCGCCCGTGCCATCCGCAAGGAAGATGCCAATGCGGCCATTGGTTGTACCTGCGTTTCTTGTGATGGCGCAACGATACCACCCGTTACTGACTAAGACGGGCGGCGGCGCAGTAACGCCTGAACCAAGCGACGAAACAGTCCCAGCCGACAAGTCAAAAGTTGCGCTCTGAAGGTCGTTGTCAGTGATAATAATTTTGGTACGTTCTGCCGCCTTCGCATACACCGAGTATGTGTATGGAGAACCAGACACGACTACAAGCGCGCTGGAAGGCAGTGTTCGGTGATTTCCGGTGCTGTTGTCTTCAGCCAGTTTGTCTGCGGTGTTAGTGCCGTCAGGGGCAACTGCCGTGCCGCCAGCCACATTGGCCGACACCGTTGCTCCAGTAAGACCCCAAGTGGCTTCGTTAAACGCAGCCGAGTAAAGAACTAGATTAGCCCTCAACTCCTCCACCAGCAGCCCCTTAGCCGCCAGCGTCACTGGGTCTGCGTCTAGGCGCGGCCCGTAATACGCAGCGGCAGTCGGTGCGGCTCCGTAGTTCGGCACGTAGGTGTCGAGGGACGCGCTGTCGGACAGTTGTGCGCCCCAAGCGTAAACCTCGTCACCACTCGTTACAATCTTGACGCCGACTGCCTTTGAACCAGCCCCAGCGGTGTACGTTGCGCTGAACCGCTGCCACGAAGTCGTTAGGGCAACAGTCGTGAAGGTAGCCCCATCTACCGTGATCTGAATAGTGCCTGAGCCAGACTTACGCTTCAGATAAATGCTTCCAGTG